ATTCAGGCAGCCATCGATGTAGAGCGCGCAGCTTCTCAGAACTCAGCAAACCCTCAACCTGCTGGCTTCTTGAAGAACACAGGCGCAGACCTTCCACCTAACGAGGTTGCAGGACTCATTGCAGCATGGAAGCGCGCCCGACAGAATAACTCAACAGCTTATCTGACTTCAACACTTGATTATTCTCCAGTTGCGTTTAGTCCTAAAGAAATGATGTACAACGATGCAATTCAGAACCTTTCAACTCAGATTGCTCGAGTTTGCAATGTTCCTGCGTACTATCTTTCAGCAGATCAAAATACAACGATGACCTATGCAAATGTTCAAGATGAAAGAAAGCAATTCTTCGCTTTATCTCTTGAGCCTTATGTCCAAGCGATTCAGTCAAGGCTCTCAATGCCGGACATCTCCACAGCCGGTCATGAGGTTCGCTTCGCCGTATTTGACACCTTCCTCAAGAATGACCCATTGGTTGAACTTCAGGTCATTGAGAAGATGCTTACCCTGGGACTTATCTCTACAGAGCAAGCAATGGAAATGACAGACTTGACTCCAAACGGAAGCGAAGGAATGAGCTAAATGGAACAACTAATCATCGAGGCTGCGTCTATTGAATGCAGCGAAGAACGCAGAGAAATCTCAGGCAAGATTGTCCCAATGGGAACTGGTGAAGTAGGCAACACAAACATCGGTGGCGTTGTCTTCGAAGCAGGATCAATCGACATTGCAGATGTTTCCAAAATTCGCCTTTTGTCACAACATGACATGAAAAAGCCTGTTGGAAGAATGACAGCAGCAGAAACTCGCGCAGATGGAATCTACGCAACATTTAAACTTTCACGCTCTACAGGCGGCAATGACGCTCTAGTCATGGCTCAAGAAGGACTTGTTTCAGGTCTTTCAGTAGGAGCAGAAATCATTGCATCAAAGCCATCACGCGATGGACACACAGTTGTTACGGCAGCCAAGCTCCGCGAAGTCAGCCTGGTAACAGAAGCGGCATTCAAATCAGCCGCAGTAACAGAAATTCGTGCAGAGGAAAATCCTATTGCCGAAGAAACAACCCAACAAGAAAGCGAGCCACAAGTGGAAGAATCAACCACTCCGGTAGAAGCTCCAGCAGTTGAAGCAGCAGCAGTCGAAGCCGCTCGCCCAACAGTTGTTGCTAACCTTCAGGTAAAAGAGCGCACAGCTCCAATTACATCAGCACAATATCTCGAAGCATCAATCAAGGCAGCTATGGGCGATGACAACGCTCGCCGCACAGTTCTTGCAGCAGATGATTCGACTTCAACAAATACAGGACTCACACTCCCACAGCACCTCAACGAGTTCGTAACAACAACATTCACAGGTCGCCCTGCGTTTGAAGCTGTAACTCGTCAGGCACTTCCAGCAACAGGAATGTCATTCACAATTCCTAAGCTCGGAACAGCTCCAACAGTTGCAGACACAGATGAAGGTGCTGCACCATCTGAAACAGGAATGACCTCAACTTATGACACGATTTCTGTGAACAAGTTCGCGGGTCTCAACCGAGTATCTTGGGAGCTAATAGATCGCAGTTCTCCTGCGTTCATGGATCTCCTAATGACAGAACTTCGCAAGGCTTACGAAGCTGCAACAGATTCTGCTCTTATCGCAGCATTTACAGCTTCAGGAACACAGGCAACAGGAGTTGCTGCAACAGCAGCAGGTCTTCAGTCATTCATCGCGACACAGTCAGCAGCAGCCTACAAGGCAACTGGTGGCAACTTCGCAAACAAGCTCGTTGCATCAACTGATCAATGGGCTGCAATCAACGGTTATGTAGATGGCGCTTCACGCCCACTTTACTCAGCACAGGGTCAGACACAAAACGCTTCAGGCGCAGTTGTCCCAACTTCTGTAGTCGGTAATGTTCTCGGAACATCACTCATCGTTGATCACAACATCTCAGTATCAGGAATCGTTGACGAGTCAGCGTTCTTGGTAGCTCCTGAATCTGTATATGTTTGGGAAAGCCCAACTACCCAGTTGAGACTCCAAGTCCTACAAAGCGGAGAGCTAGAGATCGCCCTCTATGGTTATTTAGCAATTGGCGTTCTCAAGGGTGGAGCTGGCGTTCGCCGCTTCAACCTCGCTTAATATAGCAAGACCCTAAGTCGCTTGAGGGGGCTGTCAGAGCCCTTACAGTCCCCTCAAGTCTTTAGAAAGGAAACCAATGAGCATTACAACCGTAGCCGAGCTTAAAGCGGCGCTTGGCGTTGGAAGCTTATATTCAGACGCAACAATTCAGAGCGTGTGTGACGCTGCTGACAATGTGCTGCTTCCTTTCATTTGGGCTAACACAACTCCAGTAATTGGTCACAGCAACACAGCAACAACTGGAACTTCTTATTTTGAAGACACAGCAATTGGAACATTCTATGTAGGGCAATCTGTTGTTCTATCAGGTTGCGGATCTAAGCACAACGGCAGCAAGACAATTACCGAAGTTGGCGAGTATTCAATCACTTATGCCATTACCGGAAACAACAACACCCCAACAGTTTTTCACCCAATCAACCCTTTTGGAACAGTAGCGGCTGACACTTACCTCGACCCGTCAACTGTCCCTGCTATCCAGGAAGCAAGCCTCATGATTTGTGTGTCCATTTGGACATCTCGACAGACTAACTCAGGCAACGGCATGAACCCTGATGGCTCAATCGGCTCAATGTACGCCATGAGTTCACAGCTCATTTCTCGCGTTCGTGGCTTGATTGCTCCTTATCTCAGCCCCAATTCAATGGTGGGCTAATGACAGCCATCACCACCCTCAGAACTAGCATTGCGACAGCGCTGGCAGACAACACCAAATACAGCGTGTTTGCATTCCCGCCAGCAACGCCTATTGCAAATAGCGTAATCGTCACCCCTGCTGATCCTTACATCATGCCTACTAACAACGATTACACCTCAGTTGCTCCAATGGCTAACTTTAGAATTTCAATCATTGTCCCGTTGCTAGACAACGAGGGCAACCTTGCTGGCATTGAGACCGACATCGTAAAGGTCTTTCAGCTTCTCGAAGCTTCCAGCATTGTTTTTAATGTCGGAAGCGTGAGCGCCCCTAGCGTTCTGAGTATCGCTTCAGGAGATTTACTGACTTGCGACATTGCAGTCAGTACCCTAACGGAATGGAGTTAAATCATGACCGATTTAGCACAATGGGAAAAAGAGAACGAAGCGTTCCTGGTCAAAATCGGTCAGGTCGCTCCAAAGGCAGAAGCAAAACCAACAACTAAGAAAGACGAGGAATAACCCGAATGGCAGTATATCTAGCGAATACCGGAGTTCTTACTGTTAATGCGGTGGATCTCTCAAGTCTAGTTTCAAGCGTAACAATCAACCGCGCATTTGATGAACTCGAGGTCACAGCACTTGGTGACTCAGGTCACAAGTTCGTTAAGGGCTTGGAAGCTTCAAGCATCTCAATCGATTTCTTCAACGATTCAGCATCTTCAAAGACACTTCAGACTCTTCAGACAAACTGGGGAAACAATGTTGTTGTCACATTCAAGCAGACATCAGACGCGACATCTGCGACAAACCCTCTTTACACAATGACTTGTCTAATCAACAACACAACACCTGTAAATGGTGCAGTTGGAGATCTCTCAACTCAGAGCGTAACCTGGAATGTCTCCGGTACAATCGCGGTAACAACTTCCTAATAACTAACAAAGGGGCTAAACATGGCAAAGCTAAAGGTAACAAGGGCAGACAATACAGTTCAGGAGTTTGAGATAACTCCCCTTATTGAGTACGCCTTCGAGCAATACGCCAAGAAGGGCTTTCACAAAGCGCTTATAGAAGATCAGAAGCAATCTGATGTCTATTGGTTGTGCTGGGAAGCAATTCGCCGTTCAGGTGAAACGGTCAAGCCTTTTGGGGAAGATTTCCTTTCAACGCTGAGAAGTGTGGAAGTGCTGGAATCTGACCCTTTAGCCTAAGGCTGGATAGGAACTCCATCACCTATCTCGCAGCTCGTTTGAGTTACGAATACGGAGTTCCTTTCCAATCCATCGTGGAACTATCCCCGGTGGCGTTCAAAGCACATATAGAAGTCCTCAAGGACTTAGCGAAGGAGCAGAGCAATGCCAACAGAAGTAACCGGCGCGCTAGAACTTCGTAAAGCCCTCAAGGAGTATGCGCCTGAACTGGCTAAAGAAAGCCAAAAAGAATTGGCTGGAGTGTTGAAGCCTTTGGTTCGTGATGCTCGAGGCTTCCTTCCAACCAACTCAGAAGCCCCAAGCGGTTGGCTAAAGCGCGAAGGCGCTAAAGGTCGCTGGGCGAATAGATATTATGATCAGGCTATTGCTCGAAAGGGCATTACCTATTCAGCATCTCCGACTCAAGCCAATAAAAAAGGCTTTAGATCTCTAGCGACTGTTTATAACAAGTCTGCTGCTGGTGCTATCTATGAGACAGCAGGTCGCAAGTCAGGAGTAACAGGCAACTTTACTCCAAAGCTCGGCGGTCAACTCAAGGGACAAGGTCAGAAGATGACTGGTCGCGCTATCTTCAGAGCATGGGCGGAAGACCAGGGCAAGACTAAGGCAGCAGTAATCAAGGCAATTGAGAACACAAACGAAAAGGTTGCGAAGATCGCGGCACTAGGCGGCGGCAGATTGGTCAGGGTTAAGAAACTATAATGGCTCAACAAACTGATCTAGCAGTCCGCATTGCCACCATCTTTGATGAGGCTGGCATTAAGAAAGCCGATAAGGCAGTCAACAAACTTCAGCGTTCAACCGTCAAGCTTGGTAAGTCTCTTGGTTTAGCACTTGGAACAGTCGCCCTTGCAGCCTACGGCAAGAAGGCGGCAGCAGCCTTTATCGAAGATCAGAAGGCAATCATCAAGCTTGACAATGCAGTCAGGAATCTTGGTTTATCTTTTGCTCAGGCAAACATCGATGAGTTTATCAGCAAGCTCGAGAAGTCTTCTGCTATTGCCGATGACATTCTTCGCCCTGCCTTCCAGTCATTGCTTACAACCACAGGGTCAGTTACAGAGGCTCAGAAGCTTCTCACAACCGCAATTGAAGCCTCACGCGGTTCAGGCTTCGACCTAGCCACAACTTCAGCCGACCTTGCGAAGGCTTATGTCGGAAATACAAAGGGGCTTCAAAAGTATTACTTAGGACTTAGCAAGGCTCAACTCGCAGCCATGAGCTTTGACGAGATTCAAGCGAAGATCAACAAGACTTTCCAGGGTGCAAACAAAGCCTACTTAGACACAGCAGCCGGAAAGATGGAAGCTCTTTCCCTAGCCACAGGTAACTTCACAGAGACTGTTGGCGGCGCTCTTATCAATTCAATCATCACCCTTACAGGCTCAAACGGCATTGAAGGCTTAGTCACAAAGATTGATGAAGCTGCTCAGGCAATGGTCGGCTTCTTCGAGCAGACAGAGCGCACAGGGTTTATCTTGCGTTACACCTTCAACCCCAAGAACATCTTCAAGGGTTCTGATGAATTCCAAAGACAACTTAACGCTTTTACCCTTGCTCAGCAAATGCGAGGGGCTAAGGCTTATGATCCACTCAACAACGCTTTAACAGGCTATAAGGTTGACCAAAAGGCAGCGCAAGATGCTAAAAAGGCAGCCGCTCTTCAGGCTAAGTTGCTCAAGCAATCATTGGACAATCAAAAGAAACTTACAGCAGAGCAGAAGAAGCAAGCCCTATTGAAGAAGGCTGGCACAATCTTTGACCTCGAACAGATTCAGCTCATAGCAGCTCTCAAAGGTAAATTATCTGATGAAGACCGCAAGCGTGTAGAGCTTCAACTCGCCATTCTTACAGGCAACACAGAACAGGCTCAGAAGCTTACCTATGAATTGGCGAAGGCTCAGGGACTAAACGAGAAAATTGCTCGAGACCTTGCAAGTTTAGATTTCAAGAATAACCCTTTTGCTTCATGGCAGAAGTACCTTGATGACCTTGCTCTCAAGGCTCAGACAATTGCCATGAACCCAAGTCAGGGCAGTTGGAACGGTTGGAACAACAACCCTTCATTCCCTGAGATTCCATCTGTTCCAGTTCAAACGAATGTAACTCCTTTCCCTAATTCAACACCTGGTAGCTGGCGCAGAGCAGAAGAACAATCAAACTTTACTGGACCAATTCAATTGTCGGTCAATATTGATGGCAAGGCAGTTGCTTCAGCATTGCAGGATCAGTCATTATCAGGCAATAACACAAACATCAGTCGCATAGGTCGCTAGTCATGGCGTTACCAGCAGAAATCTCGGTCTCCTTCGACTTTAGCTCCGGGGCAACTTTCGGAGTTCCCTTTACTATTGGCGATGAGAAATACGGACTTCTAGGCGTTGGCGCTCTTGCAGACAATACTGTCCCAATTCCAACTGTTGACCTCACTCCCAATGTGCGCAGCATCAAGATTGAACGCGGTCGCAATATTCAAAGCGACACTTACATTGCAGGAACAGCAGTCATTCGCGTCTATGACGCAACCGGAGCATGGAATCCGCAGAACCCGTCATCGCCTTATTATCCTTATTTAGTTCCATTGCGTAAGATTAGAATTTCAGCCACAACAGCAACAACCCAACATTTCCTCTTTTCAGGTTATACAACGGAATACCGCTATTCTTATGATCAATCTGAACAAATGGGCTATGTGGACATTTATGTCGCTGACGGCTTCAGACTCTTTAACCTTGCTCAGGTTCAGACCGTAGCCGACTCAGGCGCAGGGCAGACAACCGGCACACGCATCAACG